TATTTGTACAAGTTTCTGTAGTTTAACTGCCTCGTTGACTGCTGTGATTGTACCTTCTTCTTCTAGTTCAGTTACAAAGTTCTTTAACATCTTGTCGTGGTGTTTCTTTTGGTCAGGTGTTAGTTCGACTTTACGTGTTTGGAATACTGTCTCAGGTAAATCAAAACACTCATCCCTTGTATACCTAACTGCAGGGTGTAGTACTTGTTTTACTATGTCTACAGATTCTACTCTTGGTACCCACTTCCACTGACTTACTTTAATCATTACTGATTCCTTGAACGCTGTATATGTCTTAGTGTTATAAGGACTGTCAACAAGTTTAGCTAAAGCCCAAGCGTCAGTTGGATCGTTTGGTGTAGGTGTACCTGTCATCAACCAAAGCCTAGTGCTTTTATTCTTCTCCATAAACTTACGGAATAATTTAAACCTATTAGTAGATGGGTTCCTCAATACGGCTGCCTCATCCACTATAATTAAATCAAACATACCATGTATGTCTTCTGAGATTATTCCAAAACCATCGTGGTTTATAATATAGAAATCAGAATCAGTTTTAAGAAGTTGCTTTCTCTTAGCACTAGTACCATGTAAAGTAACTGCTTGCCTATGTGGAAAGCTTTTAAATATACCATCACCCCATACCCTTTCTAAAGTTGACAAAGGTGAGATAATTAAAACCTTACGGATTTTACCTAGTCCCATCAGGTAGTCGGCTGCCCATAGAGCTGATTGAGTTTTACCTGTACCAATTTCATTCAGTACCAACGCCTTGTGATGTATAGTTAAAAATGCTGATGTCATTTTCTGATGGTGGTAAGGTGTAAATTCTCCTGACCAATCATAATAATATAAAATAGGACTTGGTGCTTTCAGTCCGACTTGTCTCAAAATTTGAACCGACTCTATGGTATGCGGTGTGACAACAAGTTCATGGTTGTTGTACGTCATTGGTCTGGATTCTGGAACAGTCTCCAAAATTCTGTTTGGGTATTTAGGTTTAAGTGCTAGTGCCTTTGCCTGTTCTACTACTATCATATGCTACGTTCTCTATATAATCTTTCACTTCATTAATGGTATCGTCATCATAAACTACGAAACATTTACCATTAGCTCTCTCAATATCTTTCATACACCTAACTTGTAAGGCTGTAGGTTTCCTACTTTTATTTGCCTTACACTCAATACCTATGAATCTACCATTTGCTACAGCGATTCGATCAGGTATCCCTGACTTACCATATATGCCTGATTGTGGGCTATAAAACCACACATCCAGAGACTTTAACATAGTGTCAAGTTTCTTTTTTATCTTACCCTCAGGTGTATTACTCATAATAATATATAGATTTACACGTATGTCAAGTATTAGATACGGGCATACTCACATAATTTTTGAGCTGGGCAATATCTACATAAGCCACTAGGTCTAGCTGGAAACTTACCTGACTTATATGATTGATTGATTCTTTCAATTCTAGATAGTAAGTCTGCCCACATAACCTTAGTATCCTTTAGTGTGAAAGTTTCTGAGTCTGTCTTACCTTCCTTTAACCATATGAAACTTGTTCTAACTTCTTCTATCTTAGGGTAGTGTTTAAATACCTGTAGTGAAAAAAGTTCTAGTTGGGTAAAGTCAGGGTTTCTTTTACCTGTCTTCCAATCCATTACGATAGCCTTGTTATCTTTTATGATTAACACATCAAGGATGGATCTCAGCCATGCGTCACTTTCGTACCAACCTGTTGGTGTAAGATTAGCATTCAAGCACAGCTTCTGTTCAAGGTAAAGGTCTGCCTTTTTGGTAAGTGATTCGATTGTTTTGCAAACTTGTTCATGTTTAATTGACTCTTTAGGTAGTGGGGTACCGATACTTAGCCTGTCTTCCAACTGCTTATGTACTCTCTCTCCATAGATAGTAGCGTCACTACCTTTATCTACAACATCTTTATTTATACGTTGGTGCATGTACCTCTTTGGGCACTGCTCGTACATCTTGATTGATGAATAGCTATGAGTTAATTCTTTTGTCATTCAGTTTGAGCCCTCGAGTTTGCTCTAGTTAGTATATCATTTTTAAGCATATCTATCCTACCTAGTTCACTAGGTACGTCATCTATCTGTGTAGAGTGTCTTACATAGACACCTTTTATTTTTACTAGTACGAATACTTGTTCAACTTCTTTACTTTCTTTCGCAACTAGTAGTGTTTCCTCAAGTACTTTAAGTACTTTATCTTTCTTCATTTCACTTTCAGATTTAATTTCTTTTCCATCTGTTCCTATTATGTCTGTCATTTACATTCTCCATAGTTATAGCCAACCCCACTTTCACAAGCTACAGGTAAATCCTTACCCCAGCACGGTGGCATTGACATGATTGTCTCAACGTGTTCTCGTGTCTCAGATACTTTTTCTGCATCTGTGATCAAAATTAGTTCATCATGTACTTGGAATAAAACTTTATAATACTTACTGAGTTCTATCATTTGTTCTGATATAACTATTCTTGCAAGAGCTTGCACGATGTTCTCTGTTACTTTCCCTCCATAGATTTTAGTCCATTCCTTATCCTCAATCTTACCTGTAGTCTTTAACTTCCTATAAGTTCTTGCATTAGATATGTACTCAAACCCATCTCTAGTTCTTCGTAGCATAGGGTATCTGATACGAAGTCCATTTGGTAATACAATCCCTTTGGAATCATATGCCAACATGTTATCTAATATAGAGTCTTCCCTGTTATGTAGTATCCCCCTCAAAGCATAATCACATACACCCCAAAGAGAAACTATCTTATGGTTTTTCTGTCTATATAAGTTAACAATTCTTTTTGCCTCATTGATGTCAATGTCTACTGACATACCACCTTGTCCTAATGATAAGGTGTTCTTAAATTTCTCTGCACCCATACCATACCCTAGTCCTAGTATGCATGTCTTACCTACAAATCGTTCTAGCTTGTCCTGTTTGGTAATCTTTCTACCATAAACTTCACTAGCAAATTCACTATATACATCTCTGCCCTGCCTGAAAGCCTCGACTAAATCTGTCTGCCCACTTATATATGCAACGACACGAGCCTCAATCTGCGATGAGTCACAAGCCACCAACATCTTGCCCTGTGGTACTGTTAATGATTTTCTCAGCACTCCATTTCTAGGTAAGTTCTGTAGATTCATCTTATCTCCACCACTAAATCGACCTGTGTGTGCTCCATAATAATTAAGCATGATTGGTAACTTACCTCTCCCACTAACCTTTATTAAGTTCTCTGTTCGTGTTTCTTCTATAGTAGACTTAACACCTAACCTCGCTGATACAAGTTGTTGTACGATTTGCTTGGGGTGTTCAGCAAGTTTTGTAAATTCTTTATCGGTTTTGGCAAAAGCGAAAGTCGGCTCGCCTGTTCTTATAGATACTTTTGTCGGTGGCTCGACTCCGACCTTTCTCAAAAGCTCAGCAAACATAACGTTTGACATGAGTACTTTCTTCACATCAGATCCAGAAGACTTAGTCGCTAGCGTGTCAACAAGTTTCTGTTTGTTTGTCTTTATAGTTGTTAGGTGATCACCGAGTAAGTCAACATCTAATTCAATCTCAGGCTCGGTATACATTCTAATTGTTTGGTCTATAACCTTAAGTTCTGATTGCGGATACCCCTTAACTAAAACCTTAAACAATTTATATGTAAGTTCAACATCATTAATACAGTAGTTTGCATACTGCTTTAGTTCTTCCGAAGTAAAGTCCTCTAATCTTTTTCCTAATGCATTAATGACCTCAGTTCCTTTTTGTCCTAGCTTGTAACAAGATGACAGTGCATTCAACGAACAACCTATTGTCATGTTGTGTAATGGTCTAGCCATAGACATAGTGTCAAACCAAAACTTAGGCTTTATATTATAGTGCCATGATAAGATAGCACCATCGAAAGCCGAATGGTGTGCTAGTAGGTATTTGTCTGATAGTATGAGTGAGTGAAGAAATTTACCGACATCATCTCCACTATACCATTCGGTCTTACCATTGTTTATCTTGACTGCTACGCCTATGACCTGAAACCTTTTGTCTCTGATGTAAGATTCAGTAGTCATTTTAGATAGAGAGTAGTCCCTATCGTAATAGGTTTCGAAATCAATCGTTGCTATATCCATGTTACCCCTGTTCTGCTTTCTTAATTAATATATCTAAATACTGTCTAGCCTTTTTTAAGTCTTCAATCTGTCCTTGTTTTGTAGGGTGTTTGTGTTGCCACCTACAGACATACTTGATTACGTTTGATTCACAATAAGGTATCTCGTTCTCAACAATAAATGTTATTGGCTCAATCTTATACCTTGCATAGTGCTGTGGCTTTGCGACCATATCATTACTTTTTATATTCATTTACTCCTCCCTATCTATAACTATGTGTAAGTCTACACCATCTTCTTCTGCTTTGTCTTCATCATTATATATTGATATACCCATGTCAGATGTAGCCTCCATAATACTTTCTAACAATTCATCTGCTGAACAAGAAAGTTTATCTCTAACTTTAACCCAACCTGTTGTCTTATATTTTGGCATTGTTTACCCTCCTAATGCTTTTTAACTTTTAAAGTCAATTCTGTAACACCTTTACCACAATGTAAAGAATGTTCATTAGCTACGTTAACTGCTTGAGCAGATGTAGCACCCATAGATAACGCACCTAGGGCAAAATCTTTACCCTCTCCAAATGCACATGGTTTAAATCCATATTCAATTGGGTGTGGTATACCATCGTATAGCAACAAACCCTCGGGCTCAGTCACCACAATAAGTTTTGCTGTGGGTGTAACCCTATGAGATCCAAATGCTATAGGAAATTTATCTTCGGAACTCCCTGTCTTATACCATTCACGAAGTCTTATTATATCTTGTAGTATACCAACACCAGATACAATCTGAACTTCATCAAAGTCTTTACCTATATACCAAGCTTTCTCTGACTTCCACTTCTGCATGCCATCGTTAGCTTGCATATCAGTAGCTAGTGTTTCACCATCCCATACGACTATTGTCATATCTTCTTCTCCCATTCTAATATCTGTTCATACAAACACGTTGCACATTCATGTCTGCCATAGATAATATCATCAGTACCATCACTAGTTACTTCTTCCTCGTTGTTATCCTTAGCGTCAACTACATCTTGATTGTCTGATATCTCAGACCTCAGCCATATTTTAACCTTATCCATTAATAGTCTTCTACCTATACACATCTGAAGTAGCCTAGCTTTATCTAAGTCTTTTAGTTTTACATCTTCACTCATAGTATTACCTCTCTAACTGATTTAAATGTAGCCCAAGAACAATTACTTATGTTGTGTCTTTCAGCTACCCACTCTTCCTCTGTACCTAGTGCTAATTGCACTTTCCAATAGAGAGTTACCTCTCCATTAGTACAATCACATACTGCTATGTTTACTTTATCTATATCTTTCTCACTCATTATCTTTCTCCTATATTGTAAATAATTTAATTATAGATTCTAATGACTGCTCATTAGGGTTACTCGCCAAGTCTTCTAAGTTATAATATTTCTTCCCAACGTGTTGGTGTTTGTACCCAAGTGATTTGAATACACCCAAGTATTGTTTAAATGAAAACCCATACTCAGAAAAGAAATTATCCACTTGCCCTGTAGTTATTGTGTCATTCCTATTTGCGAAATGAAACGCATACATTCTAAGTAGCACTTCGGGTATCTCATCTTTTGCCATCTGTGATAATACATACTCTACGAAATCAACTCTATTCCAAGGTAGGTTATACCACCTGTATGTACTTGTAACTTCATTTGGTAGTTTGTCTAAGTCTTCTTTGAATTTGTTAAACATACCAATACTAATCATAGATTTTAGTACTCGTTTATGTTTAGTTAGTAATGCTCTCCATTGTTTTCGTTTCTCAGGATACTCTACAGATTTCTCCATAGGTTTAGCATTGATAAAGCAATGATTATTTAGATCATATTGCAACCCATCAAATACATATGGTGAACTAGAGAAGAACTTTTGTTCATCATCTGTTAGTTTAAATCTCTCAGTCCACTCAATCTTATCTGATTTGTCTGTAAAATCTTTTACATGTTTGTAATAGTCCCAACCAAATACTACTCTGTAATCACCAGTACCTTGTCTGTAAAGCCCTACAGGAAACCAATTCGACATTGATGATACAACAGTCTGTCCACCTGTATTGTTAGAGTTTAGGTGAAGTGTAACTATATTGTCTTTAGATACAGTCCAATACCTACTATCTACGTTCCAAGCATCACCTAAATAGATATCACCATTGTCATCTTGTTTAAGTCTACCCCATGAACTGATAGGCTTACCCTTAGCCTTGTTCCTACATGTATTCATTACATCGTTTAGACTATCCCAACTCATGCTGTGATATCTACATGTATTATTTTTGTAGTAGTCATCAGAGCTAGTATATTTATTATGTAGCTCACCCTTGTTGTAGTCATAACTAGTATCATGATATATACCCATATTATTTCTCCATTAGTTTGTTCATTGTTAGATGAGATGTAACTTCATTGAAGTCAATGCCATCAGTCTTATCCTCAGTAGAGCTAACATTTCTCTCCACAACTTGTTTGTGTCTGTCCTTAGCCTCTTCAGGTAGAAGTCCCCATAACCCATCCCACTTCTTAAGCATTGGGGCTAGTGTCTTATGAGAAT